CGCGAGGGGGCCTACCGGCGCAGTGCAACGTCCCCCTTCCCTGGGTAGGGAGGGGTAATCAGGGATTAACCCTGATGGACCGAATTGAGCTCCGGCTCACGAAGGGAGGTGCGATGCCCACTAGACGCAGGTCAATTCCGACTAAGGCCGGAAAAGGCCACGTCATTGTGGAGAACCGCTACCGTAATAAACCGTTGGTGCAACGAATCACCGATTCGTATAGCCAACGTACGGACTTCCCTAAGGGGACACAGGTGACTGTGTCCGAGAACCATCCTGCTTGGAGGTCCCGCAAGGGACAGTCCAGGCAAGACATTGGAGGGGACTTTAGCACGATCAAGACAAGTATCCGTGGGACTGAGTCTCACGGAACCGTCACGAGGGTGCTACCGAGCACGGACTACGACCAGTATAGTGAATATACTGGTCCCATCCTTGCTATTAATCCTACGTTAGTTAGCTTTCCCTCCCCTATTCAGAGTACGAACAGTGCTCTGAATGCATGGGGTGCGAAGGCAATCGCTAACGCAAAACCTACCAATGCCCTTGTCGATCTGTCAGTCGCTCTTGGCGAGCTATTAGGCCCGGGTGGAATTCCCAGGATGATAGCCCGTTCGAGTAACTGGAATTCAGGGATTCAACGCGCGCTGAAAAGTAGCGCGGATGATTACCTGGAAGTCCAGTTCGGCTGGACACCGATCCTTAACGACATCATTAGCTTCGCTAGTGTTGTCGAACGTTTCAATCAACTGGTTAAACAGTATGAAAGAGACGCGGGTCGTGTGGTTCGACGTAGGTGGTCCTTTGAGCCAATAAACACCAAGACAGATACTGTGTTTGATAGTTCCGCGGTGCCTTTCATGACACCGGGGAACTCTAGTATTCTGTCAGGTGTATCGGGACGAGTGTATCGACGTCGTGAGACGTCGATTCGAAGGTGGTTTTCAGGTGCCTTTACCTACTTCCTGCCTACGGGGTATAGTTCCCGTAACAGGTTGTTAGATTTTGGCCCTGAAGCCCGTAAGTTACTCGGGCTCGAACCTTCTCCAGAAACCCTCTGGAATCTCGCACCGTGGAGCTGGGCCGTCGACTGGTTCTCTTCCGCTGGAGATGTAGTTTCCAACGTGAGCGACTGGTCAACTGATGGTCTGGTTATGCCTTATGGGTATATCATGGAGCATTGTGTCTCCACCGATACCTATATGTGGGGAAAGACAGCAGGTACTTTCGCTGTCCAACCTTCTCCGATAACGGTTACTCGTGAGAGTAAGGTACGTCGGAAGGCAAACCCATTTGGGTTCGGACTGACGTGGGGTGGTTTATCCATCCGACAGAAGTCCATTATTGCAGCTCTCGGCATCAGCCGGGGCCTGTAGTAGGCCGTTCTACTGCGTCGAACGTCAAATGGGGTCCCAGACCGGGGCCCTAGGAGTGATGCCTATGGCACTAACCGATCCACAAACCGTCACCATTTCGGCGGCTACGACCCCACTCCCTCGGACGATGTCTGAGGGACGGGAATCGGAGTACACCAGTGCTGACGGTCTGATCAAGCTCACCGTCTCGCATTCCGACTCAGGAAAGCGGAACAGGAGCGTGATCCGGATCGACCACGCGAAGTTGGCCGCGGATCCGTTCCAGTCAGGACAAAACGTAAAGACAGGCTGCGCAGTTTACACAGTCGTCGATACGCCGTCCGCTGGATACTACACGGATGCCGAGGTCTTGGCTATCTGGCAGGGTTTCAACGCCCAGCTGGTAGCCTCTTCGAATGCCGTCTTCGCCAAGTTCCTTGGCGGAGAGTCGTAGTGACGTAGACGCCGATTGGTTCGCCGAGGCTCCCCCACCGAAAGGCGGGAAGAGCGATAAGCGTTCCATCCGGCGTCTGGCGCGCCCGGAAGACGGGGACGGGGCTGAGATTAGCGTCCGTTTGAGGGTCGGTTACAAAACCGTCCTTCTTACAGTCGTTGTCTTTGACCTCGTACACCTATCTCTCCGGGAAATCCTAGATTCTAGCTGGCTAGAGAAGTTATTCTAGCATAACAGCAGTTTCAGGATACACCGTGAGGTGCGCGGTTGTGCCCGTAAGGGCGCATCACACCGTGGTAGCAGTTCCCTGCAGTCATAATTCACACAACAACCGAAAGGTGGCATATAGTGGCAGTACCTGAATCCGATGCGAATCGGATCCTGTACTTCGACGAGGTGACAGGTCAGGACATAACCGTGCAAAAGTTGCGCGTGTATGCCTACTTGTACATCCCGTCGGACGCTACCGCTGAGGAAGCGAGGGCTTGGCTTACCAGCCAGGTTCCCCGCATGTCCAAAAGCGTTCGCGACATCACCATACGCCTCCATCTCCACGACGAAGTCGTGGACGGTTGGCGTGTGAACGATGTACGGATGAGCGATACCTCCGGAATCAATCCGGCGGGTTGCTAGTCCGTTTTCGCTGAAAGGACTGCGTTAGTGACGTAGGCTAGGGATCCTGAACCCCCGATAGAGGAGGTTGCCCTGGAATCCATTCCGGGACAGGTGAAAAGCCTGACGTCACTCTGGTCCATGCTGGCCGAGGAATCGGCCAGCAGATGTTGCACTAGCGCCACCCGTGACATTAAGACCGTCACGGGGCGAGTCGAACATGAGGGGTTATCGTTTCTAACAATAACCCTACCTGACTTTGGAAAGGCCATCCAAAAATGGCTAGACCTTGGTCAAGTCGGTATCGACACCCGATTCTGCAAAGAAAAGGGCGGAAGGCTCCCCCGCTTTTTGGGAGGTTTCTTCAACCGTGTGTTCGACCGGAGTAGTGGTCTGTTGCTCGACGAGCCAGACTTGGATGCTATCCTTGCCTTGCGTCAGCTTACGCTGATGTTTGGTAAGATGCAGATTCCGTGCAGCGATGCCCGGAATCATGCAGCCAAGTTAGGCTACCTCGAGTGTGAGCAGGACGTTCGTCGTTCGGACGCGGAGCTCTCTGAGAGTGATCTCGAAGAGTTTCGCAATATGTCCGAATTGCTTTATGGTCAACTCTTTAATCGGCTCGACCGAGAGGTCATGTTCGATAGAGTTGTACCTAAGCATGGACCAGGGTCAACCGCCGATCATCTTTTGGGTAACCAGAAGTGGAATCAGCGGACCTGGACCAGACGGTTAGAGCAGGTATTTCCTGCGGTCTACCACGTCATCCCGAGTTGGCGGTTTACGCCCGTTCTGAATGATGTGAACGTCCTCGAACCCGGTGAAGAACAACCTGTCAAGGTTGTTCTTGTTCCTAAGACGTTGAAGACACCGCGAGTGATTGCAATGGAGCCCACCTGCATGCAGTTTATGCAGCAAGGGGTCTCCCGCAGTCT